GAAGGCGAGGGTGAAGACGATGAGCCTGTTTCTGAAGGCGAAGGTGAAGAAGAAGAGACTGTATCCGAAGGTGATGATGAAGAAGTTTCAATCGACGAAATTATCAAAGCATTGCGTGAAGAGGACGGAGAGGAAGAGGAGCCAGTAGCGGAAGCTGAAGATAAGGCCGAAGAATTGGAAGAAGCTTATCAAGTCATCAAATTCTTAAAGTCTAAAATTAACGAAGTAGATCTTCTTAATGCAAAGTTGTTGTTCTCTAACAAGTTGTTTAGAAATTATTCATTGAACGAAAACCAAAAGGTTAAAGTTATTGAAAATTTCGATCGCGCACGTACGTTGCGTGAAGTAAAGTTAGTTTACAGCACATTAGCTGAATCGTTTATTACGACTAAAGCTAAAAGACAAATTAAAGAAAGCTATGCATCTAAGCCAACGCCTTCTACAAGACCATCTAAGCAGGTGATCAATGAAGGTAATGATTTAGCTGCTCGCTGGAAAAAATTAGCTAACATTTAATCACGGAGATTATTAAAATGAACGTAAGCTCATTATTACCTACCGATGCAATGGCTAACCAAAATGCGGCTTCACTTCAATTAGAAAAGAAGTGGGAAAAGACCGGTCTTTTGGAAGGTATTGCTTCTGAGGTAGACAGAAAAGGAATGGCCGTCCTTTTAGAAAACCAGGCCAAGCAACTCGTATCAGAAGTTAACAATACTGGTACTGGTGCAAGCGATGAACAATGGGCGGGTGTTGCTCTTCCATTAGTACGTAGAATTTTTGCTGAAATTGCTGCAAAAGATTTCGTATCAGTTCAACCTATGAACCTTCCTTCCGGACTCGTATTCTACTTGGACTTCAAGTATGGTACTGCTCAAGGAACTAACGGTTTCAATGGCTCAACAGGTAATGACTTCTTAACTAGCCAAGGTAGAACATCTCAAGCCGATTCTGTATTTGGTATTACCGATGCAGGTGACTTAGGTACATCTGCTGCTGGAGGAGCTGCTCCTTCTGAAGGTTTATATGGTGCAGGTCGATTTGGATATACAATCAATGATGCTACTGAAATTGTTGCAGTAAGCACTGGTTCATATGATCCATTTACTGCTACCTTTACTGAAGGCGGTGCTGCATTGACTGGATTGCAATTAGACAAGTTCACTAACTTTAATGCAGAGTTTTCTGCTAGTGCAGCTGCTAATACTAGAGCATACCAAGTTGTTCGTGTTACCAAGGCAGATTTAACTGCTCCAGATACTAATGGTATTAGAGCATTTAACTTGTCAGGTTCTGGTATTACTAATATCGTTCCTGAATTTACTCGTCAAGATTCAACGCACATCTACTTCTTAGCTCAAACTGCTTCAACTCCTGTTGTAACAGGTGCGGATGCAGTTGTCGTTGCTTATCACAAGCAGCCTGCAGACAATTCTAGAGGCGATTTTGAAGATACAACTGGCGGTAACTTAACTGATTCAACGATCCTCGATATTCCAGAAATCAATTTGGAAATGAGAAGTGAGGCAATTGTTGCTAAGACTCGTAAGTTGAAAGCTGTTTGGTCTCCTGAGTTTGCTCAAGACTTGAACGCTTACCACAGCATTGACGCTGAGGCTGAGTTGACTAGCATGTTGTCTGAGTACGTTTCTCAAGAAATTGACTTGGAACTTTTAGACATGTTGATTCAGAATGCTCAAACAACTGAGCGTTGGTCTGCAAAAGTTGGATATGAGTTTGATACTACTACCAACACCTTTACTCAAGGTAATGCAACTGCTCAAGCTTACAACCAAGGTACTTGGTTCCAAACTTTAGGAACTAAGATCCAAAAGGTAAGCAATAAGATTCACCAATTGACGTTGAGAGGCGGAGCAAACTTCTTAGTATGTTCTCCGGCTGTTGCAACTATCCTCGAATCTATTCCTGGATATGCTGCTGATACCGACGGTAATAAGACGCAATTTGCAATGGGCGTGCAGAAAGTAGGTGCTATCAACAGCAGATTCCAAGTTTACAAGAACCCATATATGACTGAAAATACAATCTTAATGGGTTACAGAGGATCACAGTTCCTCGAAACTGGTGCTGTTTATGCTCCATA